TTTATCATTTATTTTTGTGGAGCCGCGGGGAATCGAACCCCGATATGTAGAGTGCAAATCTACCGTAATCGCCATTATACTACGGCCCCATGTTCAGGTTGCAACTTTGTGGGTTTGAACCACTATTCTGTGTTTGAGACGGAATTTTAACCTAAGTTGTTTGCTGTAAGCAACCTTTTAGTAGAGTGAGTGGGATTCGAACCCACGGACCGATGTTTCCAAAACACCGTAGTATAGCCTCTGCAATACCACTCTATATTTGTAGAGTAGACAGGACTTGAACCTGCGATCTCAGCATCCCAAATGCCGCGCGATACCAACTTCGCTACTACTCTATATTTGGTTTAGATTAAATTCAGCTTCAATTCAATCAGATACGTTTCTATCATGTTGACACCTACCACTAGGAGCACGAGTGTCATATGATTTACTTTATACTTTTCAACCAGTGTTGATAGGGAGGGATTCGAACCCCCATGCCGTTAGGACCTGATTTACAGTCAGGCGAGCCAACCAATTGCTCAACTTACCCAAATAAACCGAAAATGTCAAAGAACTTTGCAATCAAATTGCAATGTTAAGTTTTTCTCATAAAAAAAACCGGATTCTTGTTAGAACCCGGTTTCAATATTATTTTGAACAATGTTTATTCAAATACATATGTAACCGGGTTATCACTCGTAGGGGCTACTGGATAGCCTGCAGAGCAACGTCCTGATGCGAAATGATATGTACTCGATGTTGTTTTCATTGTTTTATTTTTTATGATTAATTTTATTATATATTACTTTTTATTTTTCTTTTTTTACAAGAATTATTTTCTTGCAGCTTTTTGTTTTTTTGTTTCTTTTGCCTTGAATTCTTCAAGTTTTAATGAATCACCAGGAAGCAAATTAATTTGTTTCTTTGGGTCAACGCCATATGATCTTAACAAGGCATTATGTTTTGCTTTTGCCATTTTCACCTCAGCACGTTCTGCTGCAGTTTTTTCCCACGTTTTGCCTGTAACCATATCCTCAGGTTTGATAACACGCAAATTGATTTCTCTGTGGATTTCAGCCTTGCGTCTTTCGTAGTCAGGACCGTAATCTCCGCGTGCAAATCCCTTCATGAATTCAGCGTTATCGTCGTGCTTTCTTTTTTTGTGGTCGCCTTTGCTATCCACAGTTTCTGTTTCCGATTTGCCAGAATGTGCAGATTGGAATTTTACAGTTTCATCAACTTCAACGTTGTCAATAATTTCAGCCATTTTTATAAATTTTAATTGTTAATTTTGATTTGTAATAATTATATACACAAGTATTTAAAAGTTTCAATTTATTTTAAATATTTTTTGAAATATTTTCATTAAGTATTTTTAATGCAATTTCTTTTAACGTTTTAGTATCGTCATATTCAACATTTGCAATTTCATTAAGAAATTGCGCTTTACGTTCATCAGTTATAATCCAATTGCCTGCTGTTTCATATTTTTTCGATAATCTTTCAGATACTAATTTTGTATTAATGTCCTCCATCATTTTTCTTCCAGATTCTGTTATTGCTTCAGCAGTTTCTTTATCATACGGTAAAATATCAAAACGTTTCATTACATGCGGATAAAGTCCAGCAAATTGAAACATGCTATCTATTCTATCGTACAAATCAGTATTACCTGGGTATTTGCTACAGAATAATGATATCTGTCTAATAGTTTCGCCATGTTGTATGGAATGCATTTCACATTCTCTAATTTTCCATGGGTCGATACGAATATCATTTGTTCCATCAAATTCCAAATCGTCGTAAATCATATTGTCAATTTTAATTTATTGTTATATACAGAACTTTAAATTAGTTTGCTATTTACGCATTAATTTTTTGTACCAAGATATATCTTCATCCTCATATTTCATATATCCGAACCAAGATTTGCCATCTTTGCGCATGCACCATAAATTTCGAACTTCATTCATATTTATTGGTAACAACATTAAATCAAAGTCGTCAATAAGAATTGAAACTTTAGACTGTTTTCTGAACATTCGATTATTAATTCGTTTGTCCTTTTTTTCGCTTCCTCCGCCATGACCGCATATTGGAGTTTTTTTGTAAGATCTGCTCATGTTTTCTAAGTTATTTTAATTTACTTAGAAAACGATACCCTTGCCTTTCATTTATATGATTATTTTAAGTTATATTAATTGAAACAAATATAAACTATTTTTTATGCAATAGCAATAGTTTTATTATTTATTTTACAATTTTACTATTATTGTCTAAATTACATAAAGTTCCTTTTACAAGAATCTTTTCTTTTAACTGAGTCCAATCAGTTATTTTATTTGAATCATACGGTTTTGCTCCGTCTGCTCTATTTATTGCTAACGTTATATGTGGAAATGCAATTGAACTTGCAAATTGGTCAAATCCTTTTACAATAACTTTTACAGCAAGAACTCTACCGTTTATCAAACCTATATGTGTTAATGTAATGTCGAATTGCTTGCCAAGGTCAGGCAATAAGTTATTTGGTGTAGGACCCATTCCAACAGTTACGTGATGCGCAATTGTTTCCCAAGCTTGTGTTTGTTCCCAATTGTCAACAACAAGTTTACAAAGTTTATTTGCTCTGTCTTTTTCGTCAATAACGAATGCGTGATATGATATTCCCATCTGATTTAATTTATTGTTATATACATAACATACAAATAGTTTAAGTTCATAATGTTGCATTAAATGAACTTTTATAAATGATAATAACAACTACAATAAAGTTTATTGAGTTTCCGTATTATCTTTAGAATTAATTCTACGGCATTTTCGATTCAATGTATTATAAACTAAAAAACACTGGAACCTTTCGATTCCAGTGTTTTGATTATTAATTTATTACAATTATGCAGATAAATCAGTTTTATCCGATTTTTTAGCATTATCAGTAATTGCCTTTGTCACTTTATGAGCGGCAACTGATTCGTTTGTTGCCTTTTCACCTGCTCCTTGCATGAAACCAGGTAGTTCAGCGCCTACTTGATTGAATACGTCCTTCATAGGAGGTAACATTGCAAACAGATTTTTCATGAAACCTGCAGTAGAGTTAGAATCGCCGTTAGAACCGCCGTTGCCAGAATCCCATACAGTGATTTTATCAAATTTGATATTTTTGATTGCGTCCACTTGAATTCTCATGATTTCAGGTAATTTATCAGCAATCATCAATTGTGCAGCCTTTTCAGCAGAACCTGCAGCCGCAACGATTTTAGCAAAACCTTCCGCTTGTTTTGTTAAGATTTCTTGGTGTCCTTTCGCTTCAGCTTCCATTTTAAGGAATACAGCATCAGCCTCACCTTGAGCAATTTTACGAGTTGCATCAGCAGTTGCTTCAGCTTCAACGATTTGTTTTTGTTTTGCAATTTCAGCAGGAACAACAGTATTTGCATATTGTGTTGCTTTATCTTTTTCTGCACGTTTTACCTCAGCAAGACGTTCTGCTTCGTAAGAATCTTTAAGAGCTTCAGCAGTTGATACCTTTTGAGCAGTTATTGCCTTTTTGTTTGCTTCAGCTTCAGCAACTTGTCTATCAGCAGATGTTTTAGCAATTGCAATGGCTGCAGTATTTTCTCCTTCAATTGCTTTTGCATTTGCAGCAGCAGTTTGTACACGTTTCGATTGTGCAGCTTCAGCTTCACCTACTTCAGCAGCAGCGGTTGCAGCAGCAATTGATTTACGTCGAACCTGGTCAGCATTTGCTTCACCGATTTCTGTATCTGCTTCAAGAGCAGCAACTTCAGTACGTTTTTGTTTTTCTGCAGTTGCAACACCGATTGCTCCTTCACGTTGTTTATTTGCAACAGATACAGCAGCTTCATTTATAACACGAGCAGCAGCTTCTTTACCAAGAGCATTAAGATATCCCGATTCATCATTGATGTCAGTTACGTTAACGTTGATAAGTTTCAAACCAATTTTTTGTAACTCATCCTCAAGATTTGTTTGAATTGCTGTTAAAAATTTATCACGGTCTGAATTGATTTCCTCAATGTCCATTGTTGCAATAACAAGACGCATTTGACCAAAGATGATATCTTGAGCAAGTGATGCAATTGTTGCACGGTCAAGTCCAAGTAATCGTTCAGCTGCATTTTGTCGAACACCGTCTTCAGCAGAAATAGCAACAGTAAATGTTGAAGGCACATCAATACGAATGTTTTGTTTTGATAACGCATTTTTTAAATTTACATCAAGAGCAATAGGTTTCAAATCAAGAAACGCAAAGTCCTGAATAACGGGCCATATAAATTGACCGCCACCGTGTGTAACATGAGCAGTTGTTGTTTCGCCCGATGCAGATTTTCCCGTCTTCCCATAAACAACCAAAAGTTTATCTGACGGACAGCGTTGATAACGTTTTACCATTGCTGCGATTAATGCGAATACCGACAATGCGGCGACGCAAACTAGAATTAAAGTGTACACCATAAGTAATTAAGATTAAGTTAGAAATTAAAGATATATTTAAGATTAGAAATTACTGATAAGTTACAATAATGTTGCCATCATTGATTTCATAAACTGTTACTGACCGTCCGGTTTCAATTGTACCACAATTTGATATTGCATCAAGAATTTTTACAGAACCGCCAAAATCAATTTTTATTTTTCCTTTGCTATTCTCTGGTATTTTTAAATACACAGTACCCACTCTACCGATAAGTGTATTTATATCAGGTGTGCCATCTTGTCGAAATTTTCGCATTCCATACATTGTTAAAACCAATACAACAATTGTTAGTACGCCACAGATTGTTCCTAATAATAATGAGATTCCTTGTGAGAATCCTATATTATGAAATTGCAATGTTGATAACGATGTGACAAGTAATAACTTAACAAGGTTTGTATATGTAAACCAAGTAAAATTATGATCTAATGAATCACCATCAGTATCGTGGTCACTATTGATTCCAAATAAATTTGCAACAAACATTGCCAAGAAAATAATACCGGAGAATATAGCAATAAAAATTAATGTATATTCAAACCCGGAACATGTTGAAAGATAATTTGTAAAATTCATATTATAAATTCATATTAATAATTGTTTGTGTTACTCGATTTATGTGTTCAGTTTCCTCTTCTTCTGTATATCGTTGATTACTGCCTGTTAATTCAAAATAACGATTTGGGTCATAATCACGACAATGCGATAAATAACTATTGTGAGCATTTTTAATTTTCAAACCAATTTCTTGAACAGAAATTTCGCGAATACTAATTAAAGATGATTCGTACGAATTTGTTCCGTACGTTTGTTCTTCAGATATTAAAATGTATTGTTTATTGCAATACGGACATTTATATATCATGTCATGCGAATTGGGTACACGATACCAGCCGGTTTTACCGTAATAATAATCGCGTTTATTTGGAAGGATTTTTGTGCAGGTACAAGAATCTGAGTTTTCTTTCCTGAATAATTTTGAAATTTTAGTTGAGATATTTTCGCTAATCGAATACACCCGAATAAGGTGTTGTGACGTTGGATTTATTTCTTTAAAGATCATATCAATCAATTAACTTGTATTATCAATTTTATTTTATATACAGAAACATTAAATAGTTTCAATATCTTGTAGCGAGAGACGGACTCGAACCGTCGACCTCTGGGTTATGAGCCCAGCTAGCTTCCAACTGCTAACATCTCGCAATGTATTTTCAAATTACATTAACTTCTTTAAGTTGAACTGTTATAAATAATGTTCAAATCTTCTAATGTAATTATTGCACGCGTGCAACTTTTTTGTTGCGGGAGCAGGATTCGAACCTGCGGCCTCCAGCTTATGAGGCTGGCGAGCTACCCCTGCTCTATCCCGCAATGTATCTTAAAAATATAGGATGTCTGGCGTAAGCTCGTTCCGAAGAACTACATGTTATAAAATAACACCCGTCTAGTTGTCCACTAATGTTAAAGCTTGGACCTATATTTAATTTTTTAAAAACGATGACTACTCAAACATAATCCACAATTCAATAACTGTTTCTAAAGGCCTACAACTTCGGCATCGTTTATTTGTAACGCATATAGGATTCGAACCTATGTTTCAACCGTCAGCGATTGCGCCCTTACCCCTAGACTAATGCGTCGAACGTTTGTTTGAACTCGGCAAAGTTCACTTCAACGTTTCTAACAAGATATTTGCCGTACCTTGTTAAAGAGTTAAAAGAAACAGATTATCTATCCAGAACGGAAAGGCTCAATTTTATCACCAGATTTCTGGTAAAGAGCACCCTGTTTCTCTTATATTTTGTATTGCAAAATCACCCACCGGTACATTAGCGCAGCCTAGAAAGTCTCAGATCGGGTTAGGATCCTCAAGCAACAATTTCGACTGAAGGCTTTATCTTGGCACTCCAGAACTTAATCTGATTCTGCAATACGAATTTTATTGTAATTCGATTCCCAAATACGAACAATACGTATCAAGAACCAAACCCATGTTATAACCAATTTCAAATTCTCTTTGAGATTTTGCATTTGCTAAATAAATCAAAATGATATCAGCAAAAGGCTGATAAAAATAACGAACTTTAAAATTTGTTATTTTCAATCTCAAGTTTTTGTACCGTTCAATGATTTTCATAATTTGTCAATTTTAATTTTATATTATATACAAGAACATTCATTAGTTTCAAAAATATTAAAATAAAATTGAAAATTATTAGACTCTCTGGAATCCTCGTACTTATACCGAAGTATACGTCAATATTTTTCAATTTTATTTTATATACAGAATTTTTTAATAGTTTCATTTTAATGATGGGTATTTTGCATCAATCTCATCAATTAAATGATATGGACTTCCAGATTCTACAAATTGAATATTCTTAAACCCATTTTCTTCAGTGATAACAGAATCTTTTGCTAATACAGAACCTGTGTATTTTTGTCCATAATCGCCAGTTACAGTTTTTGTTGCAACATCAATGTCACCCCAATCTGAACGGCCATTACCGATAGGCTCTACATAATATTTTTTTCCTGTGCGTATCGAAAATACGATATGCTTTCCTGTTTCCGATGAATTTACTAAGAAATTCTTGATGGGGTCTGAATCCATAATTTTACTTTATTTTAATTGTTAAGTTGGCCCTGAGGGATTCGAACCCCCGATCTTGTTCTTATGAGGAACTTGCGTTAACCAACTACGCCAAGGGCCAGTTTATTTATTTTCCTTTTGTTGAATAATATAATTTTATACTAGGATCATTATTTTTAATTGCTTCTTGCAATGAAATTAAATCTTCAATTATTTTTGCTTCTCGATTTTCATCGTTTTTCAAATTTGGATTTAATGTTACGCTTGATATATCAAAACATGGCGTGTAACCATTATCTGTTAGCAATTTTCGATAATGCTCTATTCTTTCTTGTGCTGCTTTATTTAATTTCATAATTCTAATGTTTTCTTTTAAATGCGATTTCATATATATCAGGAAGATACTTTTTCATATAATTACTTATTTTTCCTTTATTAATCAACAATGCAACTTGCGTTGACCAACCATATTTTGTAAAGTCTATGTCCGAGTTTCTTACTTTCTCTATATCTTCTATTTCTTTTTCTTCTGCTAATACGCGCCTAGCATCTAGATATTTTTCTTTCGTTCCATATTTTGGCATTATTTTTTCCTTCATACGGAATGGCAAAATTATAGATTGTTCCTTGACATTTTGAATTATACTAAATATTTCTTCTTTGTTATAAACTTTAGAATAATGAATCTCTATTACATTAAATCCTTTCATTAATAAATACTCATGTCGTTCTTTATAATAATCTGATAAACTGCCATCTGAATTATAATGTTGATTTCCATTTACTTCTAATATTAAATTTTTAGATGGAATCAAAATATCAATTGAAAAAAATCTATCATGAGATATTGACACTTCTTCTTCAAATTCTATATTATTTTCTTTTAAATAACTTTTCAAATATTCGCATGGTCCCGACTTAAATTTTGTTGCTCGCTTCCATACATGTGCGTCTGGGTTATTTCTTAAGTATTCTTTCCTTTTTTCTGATAAATGTTTACGCTGTTCTTCTGTATGATTATGTCCATACACTTTACCATTTGCTTTATTTATTTCTCTAGTTTTCTTTGAAACTTCTACGCTAAGTTTCATTTTTTCTTTATTTATTTCATAATTTGGATTAGATAAACAATGTTTTGCATGTCCACCTTTTTTTCCATGTTCATTTGTATCAAAATCAAATTCCTTATTGCAAAATCTGCATGTCCACATAGTTTATTTTATATATCAAATTCAAATCTTAACTTTTGTCAAGTCGTTTGTGCTATATCTTGTACACCTAGAATGAGTCGAACATTCAACCTGCGCATTAGAAGTGCGCTGCTCTAATCCATTGAGCTATAGTGCATATTTTGCAATTATTGTACCCCCACCAGGAATCGAACCTGAATTTAGAAATTAGAAGTTTCTCGTTCTATCCGTTGAACTACGGAGGCATTTATTGTTGTCCATCTTTAAAAATTTATTTCGCCATCGAGAAGCAATAATACTTTATATCCTAAATCTTCTACCGCTTTTAACTTAGCAGTATTTTGTTCTAATTCTTTGTTCATAAAATACGAACATTTTGTTTCAACAATTAAATTCAATGATGGTATATAAAAATCAGGAATGTAAACATGAATCGTATTATCATATTCATATGATACACGTTTTGATTCTACTTCATACACTATTTTTAGTTTATCCAAGTGTTCCGCAAATTTCTTTTCATAAGAACTTCTTAAAAACATTTTTTTATTATCCCACGATTCATGCCATTCACTATGAAACTTAAAATTGTTTGGTAATAGCGTTCGCCTATTTTGTAACAATGCAAGTACACCTGCTTTTTTATTATCTCTTAAATTTATGCCGTTCTTTTTAAAAAAATTAAAAAGTGAGTTTTCTTTAATTTTGTATTTCTCATATATTTGGCATGACGACATATTATCATCAAAGTACATTTTTTTCAACTTATTTATTGCAATATCATTAGCCATCTTTAAATCTTTTGTATCAATATTTAACTTATTGAATAATTCTTTATTCATTCGATACGGAGAACAATCCGAACATATGCATTTGCCGTTATCACAGTTTTTGCCACAATCGCATAAATCTATTCGTACATGTCTTGTTAATTTAAAAGTTTGTTTTACTTTTTCATTTATTTCTTTCCGTTTATCTTTCGTACTAAAAGATCTTGAACATTTTGCAGAACAAAATCTTCCTGAACCGTATTCGCCGCTATTCGGTTTTCCACAATTTTCACAAATTTTATTTACCATTTTATTTTATATATTCAAATGATTAAAAGTTTTTAATCAAGTTCATATAGTTCGAAGTGTATCCGGTGGGACTCGAACCCACGTACATCTTTTGGAATCCCACATTAAAAGTGTGGTGCCTCGTTCCTACTCGGCCACAGATACGTGTTGTGCAACCGGTGAGAGTCGAACTCACCTCGCCGGGTTAAAGGCCCAGAGCATGGCCGCTTTGCTACGATTGCAATTATTATTAAAAGCAACTCGTAGATTGTCACGTATCCGTAAGTTACTTATCAGTTATGTTTTTTGTACTTCTTCATTTTATTTACTTTTTAATAATTTATATGTAGCGAGGACCAGGTTCGAACTGGTGACCTCAGGTTTATGACACCCGCGCTCTGCCAACTGAGCTACCTCGCCATTTATGTTTTGTTGCGGTGATGCGAATCGAACGCATATTGGCAAGTTTATGAGACTCGCTAGGGGACCAATACCCTACACCACGATATGTTATTTTTGTAGCGAGTACAGGATTCGAACCTGTGTATACCCTAATTAAGGGACTCCGTGCTTATGAGGCAGGTGAGATGACCTAACTTCTCCAACTCGCGATATGTTTTCAATTTTAATTTGTTGCGAGGGCCGGACTCGAACCGACGACCACGAGATTAGGAGTCTATTTCGTATTTGTTGCTGTATGAAATCTTTAATCAGATTTCAGTTTTTTGAATACGTGCTCTACCAACTGAGCTACCTCGCAATATGTTTTTTCTTTAATAAACGGACAAAAAAAGGTCCTGATTAAAAACCAGGACCTTGAGAATATTCTTATTTAAACATTATCATACCTGGTTTGAGAAGATTATCATCTTTCTCATCATACGTTTTATTGTTCTACGTTTTATTGTTATGATTGTTTTCATTTTCGAAGATTGTTATGTTTTATTAGTTTAACTTTTTTTGTATTATCAGTATTATATATTCTTTTAAATAAAAGATTTTTTCACTAGTTCACTTGCAACTTTACCGTCGTATTGACCTGTATAATTTGATGTTAAATACGACATTATTTTACCCATGTCTTTCATTGAACTATATGAATTATCTTTAATTTGTTTTTCGATAATTTTTTGTAATTCTGATTCGTTTAACATTTTCGGCAAATAACATTCAAGATATATATTTTCATCAGTTACATTACATTCAATATTTGATGATATTAACTTTTTGATAATAACTTGCACTTCTGTATCTGAAACAATTGGTGATTCACGTTTTGGTTCTTTTGATTTTTTATCAACTTCAGAAAGTAATGTCGATAAAACATTTTTTTGAACAGAATTTCCTTGTTTCATTGCCGTCATACGGTCAGTTGCAATTGTTTCCTTGAGTGTCATTGTTTTTAATTTAATTGTTATTTATATACAGAACTTTTTAATAGTTTCAATTTTATTAAATAAAATATCCAGGACTTAAAATTCTATTCCAATCAATTTCAACCCACATACATGCGGGTTCATCAATCTTCCCATATCTTTTATACATTAGAACTCTTTCATTTAAACATCCTTTTCTATTGCAGTGATGTTTACATTTATTTTCAGTGTTCCAATCATGTCCTAATAAATTACATTTCCAATTTGACATAATTAAATATTTTAGCAGGGTGTGAGGGATTCGAACCCAATTCCATACGATGTACAAAATCTTTACCATCTACAGGCTTGGCCGCCTGTTGTTTTACGCTAGAAACAATGTTTCAGCCTTTCAGCATCTGTCGTCTTGCCTCATTTTAAACTAACTCCCTATATCGCGCGTTTTTCAGGCCGCGCCCCCTACATCATTTTTTCAAAAAGGTTGACATTCCTTTTGCACGCCTGCCAGGACTCGAACCTGGAACCTTCGGTTTTGGAGACCGCTGCCCCACCAATTGGGCCACAGACGTGTATTGCGAAATTTATTAGATTTCGTTACGTTCCTGCGCATGATTTGATTCAACAATAGTTTCATATAGAATGAAACTCATGGGAACACCGCTCGATATTGAAAATAGAGCGTATGCGGCGCACATTTTTTATTTGTAGTTACATCAGGAATCGAACCTGAAACTCTTCCGTGACAGGGAAATATTGGTTGCTGAATAGAATCTTTATGCAGATTCAATTTTTAAGCATGTTGCCATTACACCATGTAACTAGCTCTCCCAGAAGGACTTGAACCTACGCCAAGGATTGCCGTTATTTTATTTCTTTATAATGTTCAATAAGTTTCATTTCAAATAATTCTTTACCTAATATAATTTGTAAATCTAATGGAAAATTTTGCCATTTTGCTCTATCTTTATCAGTAGGATATCCTTTTATTTCAATATACTTTTTTTCATCTATTAAATAAAAATCTGGTGTATAATGACGTTTCTTATTTTCAAAGTAATATTCAAATCGTTCAGTAGGTCTACGCCATTTAATGTTGTTTGCGTCAAGATATTTTGCGTACGCAACTTCCCAAGACCCATGAAACTTAATTCCATTATATTCAATAATTCTAGAATGTGCAAATGATAAATGCCAAGTTCCATTTTTTACTTTAGTTAAAACTGATTCAGCAACAACTTTTGATATTGCTGCGATACGTTCGTCAGTTTCTTTTGTTAATCCTTCGCACCATGTTTTTATTCTGCCTTCTTTATGTGCAATAGAATATGAATTTCCATTATTCGCAACTCGTTCATCGGTTTCTTTTGTCTTTCCATTGTTCCATTGTTTTCTAGTTCCTTTTTTAAATCCTTCATTGGGGTCAAATTCTTTTCCATCGCCGTGAACGCGCCAAATATGCGTTCCTATACCATGTTTTGAATATTCTTTATTACAATGCGGACATTTAATTTTTTGGTTGTGCATATGATTTTTATTTTATAATTTATATATTCATATGCTTTACCAAATTTGCTCTCTCACCTGGACTCGAACCAGAAACAAGGGATTAACAGTCCCACGTGATAACCATTTCACCATAAGAGAATATTGCAACGTTTAAACTTGAACGGGAATAACGTTGCTGAACATCTTTCCGTTTTGTAGGCTGCCTGGGAGTTGAACCCAGAACCTCTTGAGTATCAGTCAAGTGCTCTAACCAATTGAGCTAACAGCCTATATGTTGTCGTGACTGGACTTGAACCAGTGACCCCGAACTTATCAGGTTCGTAATCTAACCAACTGATATACACGACAATAAAATTTGCGGTCCTAAAAGGAGTCGAACCTTTCATCACCGGCCTCTGCCGGTATTTCCCTGGAAACTTCAGGACCAAGTCAGACGTGCTCACCGTTACACTACCAGGCCATTACGCCCAGATTGGATTCGAACCAATACTTTCCGAGATTTTTGTTTGCAATTGCAAACTTGTGGAACGAGACGGATTTGAACCCACATCTCAGGCTTTTCAGTCCTGCGCGAACTGACCATCTGCGCTAACTTCCCAATTTATGTTATTAGCTTTTCGTATATTGCTAATTCCTTTTTTTGTATTATTTCAATATTCAGGTTATGTTGTTCCTGAACTTTAATCATTTTATTTTTATCATCACCCCACCAATATCCTTTTACTTCGAAATACTTATTTAATTTTGGGCTATAAAAATCTGGTGTGTACATATGTGTTATACCGCTTTCATCTTCCCATTCATATGAATGCGTCGAATTTCCTACACCTATTTTTATCCATTCATTGTCAATTAAATCGAGAACCTTTGCAAATCGAAGTTCCCATGTTCCTTGTACCTTTACTTTATCACCATTCGCTTTTTCATATTCGAACCATTTGCATTTCCCACCAGGATTATGCAAACTCATTCGTTCTGACGTTTTTTTACGTTGTTCAGCAGTGTGAGTTTTACCTAAAAATGATGGCGTTATTTCGCCATTTGCAATTTTTGCTGATAACGTTTTACCCATTTGTGCAACAGCATCGCTTGTTTCTTTTGATAAACCTTTATTCCAAATTTCTCTGGAACCATTAGCATAACCTATATTAGGATTATGATTTTGACCATCACCATGCATTCGCCATATATGTGTAGCAATTCCTTTATATGGAAATTCTTTACCACAATGGGGACATATTTTTGTTTCTTTTATCATTTGTTTTTATTTATATATTCAATGCATTACCAAAAAATATATAAAAGCACTAACGCACTACCAAATTGTGCGGATGACCGGACTCGAACCGATATGGTGTGCTCTTCAGGCACATGCAATGACCATCTTTGCTACATCCGCAAATTACAGGTTGAACTTTTGTCAAAATGAAAATTTGAGTTTTTATTGTTTGCTGAACTCAACCTTTTATATTTTATCAATTGAAGACCCTCGTTAAAGGAAACAGTCCAATACAGAATTCTTCAATTAAATGCAATGTAGCCCGTGCGAGAATCGAACTCGCCTTTCCAGGTTGAAAACCTGATGTCCTAACCGATAGACGAACGGGCCGTGTATTATGTTCGTGGAAAATTTTCCATGATTTCTTCGTAAATCTCAATTTCGTCTGTTGTAATTGTTGTTTCCATAACTTTATATTATTTTAACATTTAATTTAGTAGGAGATGAGGGATTCGAACCCCCCGACCCGCTGAATGTAAATCAGCCGCTCTGTACCGCTGAGCTAATCTCCTATAATAACCGGACCGCGCACACCCATTCAATAAATTCAGCAGGAACCTTGTTTAATGAATGTCCTGATGGCAGCATTCGGTCACTAATTTTTATTCAATTTATTCAATTTATTCAAATTTCATTTTTCTTCCTTTATTCCATCCTTCCGGAATTGATTCATCTTTCTTTATTTTTTTGTTTTGTTTTAAAGAAATGTTATGAATCCACATAAAACCAAATTGCGAATTTTTTTCACCTGCGTGTTTCCCACACGCAGATAATCTCATTTTTTCTTTTGTTTCTTCACTATGTTTAGTTCCAGTTTTATCTGGTACTTTTATTTTTCCTTCGTTATGTAATTTTACTATAGTATTACGCATTCTATTAGAACATTCTTTCATATATTCGGTATCAGTTTCCATTTTACGTTTATGAACCAATCCACCGGCAATTGAACGTATTCGTTGATTTTCAACAGAAATAAATCCGCCTTCGCCGTCAGGTCGTAAATTCATACACATACAATCGGTTTGCCATAATGATGAAATTAATTCCTTTTCTCTAATCTTCAATGAACATCTATCAGGAAGAAACTCTAAAATTTCCTTTTTAAAATTTTCAATGCCATGTTTGCGAATTGCATTCCATAAATATTTTCCTGAACCCATATATCCATCATCTAAGTTAAATGTAGAATGCATGCCTATATAGTATTTTTCATTTATAAGATTTGTTATCTTATAAATGTAATGAATCGTGTACTGTTTCCTTGGCATATAAAATTAGTTTTATTTTATATATCAAAGTTGAGGTACATTTTTTACTTCGGTCATAACGAGATTCGAACTCGTGTCCCAGCATAGACAGTGCCGGAGGATAACCCCTACTCCATATGACCTTATTATTTGCGGTACCGACGGGATTTGAACCCGCGATCTTCGCCGTGACAGGGCGACAGGGACGGCCGCTCCCCTACGGTGGTAAATGTATAGAGATGCACTCTATAATATTCATCGAACATTTCAGCCGGGGCATTATGCCGGCGTCCAAATCTCAAAGAACATTTAATTTTTAGTTATTCCAATTTGTCAAAGAACATTTAAATAAATCGGCTGGAGCTATCCTCCGAGCATTTAACCATTACTGGCACCGATTTATAATTTGTCACCCATACGAGAATCGAACTCGTATTTACAGATTGAAGGTCTGTTGTCCTAACCGTTAGACGAATGGGTGGTTAGAAAGGCAACATTTTGTTTTTATTGAGACTTGCCTACCGATAACTCAAATATATTTTTAAAAATTACTGTCCAATGATGGTTAATTGGATTCCACGCGTCGATTAGCGTTTCAATGAATTAGATTTTAACCGGTGTTAAAAATCGAGATTGACTCTGCATTACTCAATTTGTCTTTGGTCATGACTCCTAAACAATTTGCTCCCTCAAATAAACCTTTATTCATTTCCCGTATTAATTTACATCCTTTAACTTGTTTAGTATCATCCACAATACTTGTACTTCAATTGTACTTTGGGGCTCGAACCCAAATTCAATCTTTTGTTTTAATCAGTTACATCATCCACAAATGTTTATACCACGTTTTCATGAGTATGGTATATGGGGTATGATCCCATTTGCGCCTTTCAAACAATCAATTTTAGTCAAATTATCTCAATTAATCAAAGCATTATAATTATGCTTCAGTAATTTTTTGATTTTGATTTATGCCTTAGCGATTAAGCCCGGATTTATCACCAAAATCATTTTTATTTTTCCAATATTTTAAAGAACTCGTTTTTAATATTTGTTTTATCAAATATGTATATACAAATATAAACCATTTAATAAGAAATAGCAAATTTTTATGAATTTATTTTGTATTTTATTTGCATTTATTTTTTTATTTCAATATGTAAATGAACAATTAATTAAAATCAAATATACAACTTTTTAATGTAATAGCAATAGTTTTGTCATTTATTTTCAAAATATTTTAGCCATATAAAATAAAAAAATCCGGAAGATTTGCATCAACCGGATTCATTATTGTGAAAAAGAATTATTCATTTATACACATAAGAGTTTCGGTTGAAAAGATTGTTTCCAATCCTCAATAAAATTGGAATTAAATTCCACATTAATATTTCCGAAAAATGTTCTCATGACTGTTTGTTTAAATGTTTTATTTTATTTTATATATCAAAGTAAAAATTTGAATTATTTAAAAATTATATACACAAGTTTTAAATAGTTTCATTTGTTTTAAAATTATTTGAAAAGTTTTATTTTTTATGTTTCAGTAATTAAAAACAATTTTAATATACACAAGTTTTAAATAGTTTCAATTATTTATAAAGTTCTTTATCTAGCATGTATGACAGAACTGGTAATGGCACTTGCGAAAGTACATCTTGATATTTTTTCAATTTGAAGAAGTCGCGTGCTTTTGTTGAAGAAGTTTCTTCAATTACGTTTGCTTTACCTAAATATATGTTAGGAGACTTTACATACCATTGTTTATCAATAACAGGCTGAATTCCTGTTCGCGATATCACAATAAATTTTGCATGTTCTTTTAGATATGCGCTTTGGTAAAATGTATCGAAATTATTTGCAACATCTTGTCCCATGATAAAGTAAAAATCAATATCAGGATATTCAGATTTTAACGCTGCAAATAAATCTCGTGTATAACCTGACAGCTGCATTCTTAATTCAATATCATTAACTATGATTCGAGGATCTTCATCGTTCAATGCAGCTTGAATCATTTCGATTCTATTTTCATAAGCTGTAAGATTTTTGCCTTGCTTATGCGTATTGCATGGAATAACCCAAATTTCATCGACATGGGTTTCTTTAAGAACATGATTTGCAATAAAAATATGTCCACGTGTTATTGGGTCAAATGAACCTCCAAGTATTCCTACTGTTTTCATAATGTGAATTTTTAATTTGAAACAAATATAAACTATTTAATAAGCAATAGCAACTAAAATGCTAATTATTTTTAACATTAAATGAACTTTTTATTTTACTGTAGTTGTCAATATAAAGTTTATTAAAGTTCATCTATAGATATTCTAAAATCATTAGAAATACAATAGTATTCAGTTGTTTAAAAATAATTTTCAAAATTTGAAACTATTTCTAAAATGTGAATATAATAATTACTCAATTTACGGAAAGGGTAATATAGAAAGATAGATACACTAAGGTAGTTCTAGGATTCTTTTAGCAATTCCATGTTATAAATCTATTAAATAGTAATTGTCTCATTTGGAATTAAGTGATTCATCCAATTTATTAAACTATAAGGATTGTCTAGTGTTGTTGTATCAACATTCATTATCGCATTAAAATTACCTTTTTTAAACTGGTCATCTAATGTTTTTGACTTTTGCATTTTCTGTTATAATTAAAGAACCTCCTATATAATAAGTGTTAACATTAATGTAAATGTATTTTGCTTTATATCTAGTTCATTAAATTCTAATACTAGTGTACTTAATAAAATAGAAATAAGTATAATAGTTCCGATAACTCTTTTACAGGATATATCATTATCGGAACTAAACATTGATTTTAAAAACTTCTTTATCATATTTAATCAATTTTGCAAATTATTTCATACTTATGTTCAGTTGGTGTTCCTCCTGATTTAGCCCATTCAACTGTTATTGGTCCGTAGCTTAAATCTGCTTGTGGTAATGGACTGATACCAAATATCGAAGTAACTCTTTGGATAATACCAGGTACCGCTGTAATAGGGCAACTAATAGTTCTTAGAGTATTTGTGTAATCATAATATTTAACATCTATTGAAGTTGGGTATGTTACGTTAACACTTGAAGTACATTTAATAATTATATCTGAAATACCTCTATATCCAGTGCCTGCTGGTATAATTGTTTGAGAACCTGCAGCTACTCCATCTATAATGTTAATATATGTATCTTTCTTTAACGTATCTAATTTCGCACCATCTACTGAAACATCTCTGCCATCTACAGTTCCATCAACAGTAATATTACCAGCAACA